TGCCATACAAACAACCTTTGCCTTCTGCCAATGTGGTTACTCCGGGGCGGGAGTTTCACCCGCCCCTATTTTGCGAAAAGATTAGGCGATGGTGAACTGGTGTCCGCCGACCACGTACCACTTGCCGCCGTAGGCCAGCAGCTCCAGGCTGTCGCCCACCGCGCCGGAGAAGGTACAGACGTCCTCTCCGTCCCCGCCGCCCCCAAAACCCCCCGTCACGGTGACGGTATTGGCCTGGGCCTGGTTGGAGATGATCGTCAGCCGCTTGAAGTCGTCGGTTACGGCTGTCGGGTTCGCCAGGGTAGCGGCTACCGCGCCCGCGACGGTCTTGGCAATCAGGCAAATCCCGTTCTTGACGGTGATCGGCCCGTCCGCGACCAGCAGTTGCACGGCGTGATCGTTGAGGTTTAGTTCGGCGGCGGTGGCGGTCAGCGCCGTACCGTCGATGTAGGTAGTCCCGGTCAGATCAACCGAGGATTTCTGTTTCTTGGGGTAAAAGCCCATGATAGTAACCCTCCTCAGGCCGGATTAGGCGGTCAGGGCGGCGAACTGGCATCGAGTGGTGGCGTCGGCGTTCATGCGGTTGATCGGGTTCGGCAGGGCAAAGCCCATGCGAATGACCGCCCGCAGCGCGACCATGTCCTGCTGCGCGAGGTTGTAGACGATGTTCCCGGCGGCGTCCTGAATGACGGCCTGGTCTAAGACCTTGTAGGTGATGTCCTGGCGTATGGCATAGACCAGTTGTGACCAGTCCCCGGCAAACATCAGGTTCGAGGCCGCGTTGATTGTGCCGTCAGTCGGGAAGTAGATCGGCGCGCCGTCGAGTTCGTACTGGCTGGGGCTTTGCACGTCGCGCTTGAAGATGGGGTTACCGTTGGAGTCGCGCAGGTTGCGCAGCCGACCCTTGACCGACGGGTGTGCAATCGCGCCGTTGACCATAAAGCCGTCCGCCTCGACCAGCATGAACAGGCCGTCCACGCCGGCGTCGTTTTCGCCCAGGATCGCTTCGTAGTCGTCGGCGTAGTTAGCCGCGCTGATGGTGTGCCCGGCGGCGGTGCAACGGGCCAACAGGCCAGCCGCGCCCAGGTTGGTCGTCCAGGTAGCCGGGATGTTCGTCCCGTAGAACAGGGCGTTGCAGATGGCGACGTTGATGGCGCGGACCAGTTCCGGGCGAACCTCAGCCCAAATGTCAAAGTCGGCGTCATCGAGGACCGCTTCGGGGATCGGGACGATGGCAGCCACTTCCTCAGCGTCAATGTAAACGTTGTCCCAGTTGACCTCAGTGGTTTGCTTGAGGCCGGTATCGCCGTTGACGAAGTAGGCCGTGGCCAGGGCGCTCATAACGGGCATGCGCTTCTGGGCGCGGCTCATGTTCGGCAGCCGACGGGCCAGTTGCATGACGGGGTTAGTCTCGACTACCCCCTTGATGATCTCGTTGGCGGCTTCCTCGGGAATGAGGGCCGCTGCATCGGTGCGGGAAATCACAGAGTTGTAAGGCATGGCTATCTCCTACCGGCCATGTGCCGGATATATGCGTTCATGTCCGCTTTGGGCGGTTTGTCGCTCGTACCTGCGCCTGCGTTGCCTTTGACCCCCGGTGCGCCGAACAGCTCCGGCGCTGCCGCTTTGATCGCGGCCCAGTCGGGTTGGCCCCGCCGGTCAAACAGGTTGTCGGCCTGCGCCAGCAAATACGCGGCCCTGGGATTGCGGCAGCCAATCTCTGGCTTGACCGCTTCCTCCGCAAAGGCGGCGCGGCGCTCGGCCTGTTCAATCCGTCCCAGGGCGTCGGCCAGGGATTTTTCAAGCTCCGAACCCTTCTCGGCCTTCGGCAGCAAATCCTTGAGCTGCTTGGCAAGATCGTCACGCTCCTGCCGCGTCGCCCTGACGGCGTTGGTCAGTTTCGCAGTGTGGGCCTCATACAGGCTACGTATCTGCTCGTCCTGCTGTTCCAGCCAGCCCTCAAACGTCACGTCCGGGGTCGTCTGGGTTTCGGTGTTGTTGTTACCTTCGGGCATCTCGCCTTCTCCTGTTCAATTGCGGGCATCTCGCCCGTGATCCGGTCTTAGACCGGCTGATAGACCAGCGTCACGGTGGTCGCGTCCGCCTGATTAGTAGCGACGGCAGACGTGCCGGAGCGCACTTTGAGGTAGCGCCACGCCCGGAACATATCCGGGTCCACGGCCACGCACGCGGCTCCGGTGACAGCAGCCACCTCGTATTCGTCGGTGGCGCTGCGGACGGGGTAGAAGTTCGCGCCGTCATTCGACCCGGCAAAGGTGATTTTTGCCTCATCCCAGGCGGCGTCCGTCAGCAGGCCGACTAAGGTATAGCCGGGGCGCAGCGCGGTAGCGCCCGACAGGGACGCGTCTGCGGCGATGGTCACGGTTTGGGTAATCAGGTCATTGGGTATTTTCATTGGTCCCTCGTGTTTCGGTTAGGTTGCCCTGGTCGAAAGCCCGCCGCTGGTTGAGCAGGGCTTCGGCCAGGGATCGGGCTTGTTCCTGTTTTTCGGCGGCGGCGTCGTCAAGCAGCGCCTGGATCTCGCCCTCGTCCTTGCCTTCCCAGCGGAGTTGCGTCACCAGCGGCACACCGGCGTTCACAGCCTCGCGGCGGGTCAGCGCCTCGGTGTAGGGCTGCACGCTCTCGCTCGGCATCCAGACCGGCCGGATCGCGCTCGGCTCGAGTTCGCCGAAACCGCTGAGCTTGAGTAAAAACGCGCCTAATTCCCGCCATGTGGCGGCAAAGCGTTCCTGGTACTGGTTGACCTTCTTGGTGAGGGGCGCTTCCATCGCCAGCAGCGCCTCGCCCGACAGGTTTGACCCCGCGGGATAGAAGTAGTGTTTGGGCGTGCGGCTGATGATGGCAATCGAGTTAGCGATCTCGTTGATCGCCTTGAGGTAGTTGTCTAAATTCGCGGCTTCAAACTGATGCACCGAGGTCGCCTGCCCCTGCCCGTCGCCGGCGGGGATTTCCCAGATTGTGTTCGGGCCGTTCTTCAAAGCCGAGGTATCGCTGTTGCTGATAATCACCCGCTGCGGGAACGCCCCATACTCCGCAGTAACCATCATGTCGGCAAACAGCTTATTGACCGCATCTTGCAGGGTGAGGATATTTCCCAGTTCGCCCGGTCCCCTGAAATGGAACACGGGAATAACCCCAAACGGGTTGGGCGCGGTTGGCGGGTCGGCAGGCTGGAAGGGGCTGGCGGTCGATGGCTTATTCTTGGAGCGCGTCTGGTAGTATTCCAGCCGGTCAGGGTAGTAGAGCGTCATGTGCCAGACGTCGTCGACCCACCATTTCGCGGCGAACTGCTTGACCTTCGGGCGGGCCGGGTCGTAGAACACATGGCAGGTTCTGGGGTCGTTGTGGTAGACCTCGATCGTGTCGCCATCCTTCCAGGCGATCACGAACGCTTCGCTGGCGATCAGCGCGTCCTTGTGGACTTCGTACGCGTCCAGCCCTAATCTCAGGCTGCTCCACAGTTCGTCCAGGCGGTCATTCGCGGCCTGGTCCTCAGCGTCCCAGCCTTTGAGCGCCAGCCGGTCAAGGGCGGCATTTACCACCACGGCGCACCAGTTTTGCGTAAAGCGCGCATCGAGATTGTTAAACGCCTCGCGCAGCCGCGCGGTGGAGTAAACCGTGGGCTGTTCGCCCTCGGCGTAGGCGAACAGGGTATTGTAGGCCAGTAGCTTGCCGTCTAGTGCTGCGAATGCTTTTTGTAGATCGGTCATGTTTACCCCTGTCGGCTGGTAGCCGCGCGGTTGATCGCTTTTCCGGACAATTCGGTCATCATCCACACTTTCGCGTCCATGCGGTTCGGGGACGGGTCGCCCGGTATCCACAGGCACATTTCGTCTTCGAGGGCGGGGAATGAGCCGACGTGGTGATCGCGGCCGCTTTCCCCGATGGCGGCAATCGGCTCGGCGCGAGTGGCTTTACCCCTGGAGGCGTGGACCAGTTTGACTGGAACGCTTGCATCCACCTGCTTGATGACCTGGGCGACCATTTCCCCGCCGTTGTTGGCCTCGGCTACAATCAGGTCAGCCTTGTGGCGGTAATAGGCCGCGACCGCCGCCCGCGCCCATTCCAGCGGACTACCCTGCAAGGAATCGTCTGCCAGGGTGTAATAGTGGTCGTTCACGCGCCCGCCGGTCACAATCCCGGCTTCATCGCCGGTGGAGGTT